CCCCTATCTGATACATATGAGAAGTCGAACTAAACAACTCGGTTTCACCGCCTCAGGAGGCGGCTGGTGTAGCTATTGGCTTAATGGCACTAAGATTAGTGACCAGGGAGCCAGAGCAGCAACAGTCGTCAACTTGGACGATTCCGAGACCCTCAACGACGAGCCTAAGGGCCGTGGTTGGAAACCATGCACTCATATACATGAGTTGCATACTGCAACGGGTAGCACTGCCTGTACTTGGGGTGGCGGCGGAAACGTCGCCATGCTCCAAGGAGACAATGCATATTGGACTACATGGGGTTATCATCCACCACGCTTAACGCGAGGTTCGATGAACATCATGTTTCCACAAACGCTGGCTCAGCAAATTGCTGATACCAGGCACAAGTTCTACGATCAGAACGAGGTAATGAACCTCGTTAATATCGCGGAAGCTCCTCAGCTCCAGACCGGCATACAGGACACCATCGCCACTATATGTGGCAAGAAGGGATCCTTAACTGCTGATTCTGTTAGCGTGAAGGTTGCGCTGAAGAAGGTAGCCAATGGGTACCTCTTCTGGTCGTTTGGTTTAGCTCCGCTCCTAGCCGACATGGTCAAGATGATGAAAGCTTGCCGCACTTTAAAGCGCGACTTGAAATCAGCATGCGACCAGGCCGGTAAGGACGTGACAGTCAGGACTTCTGTTAAAGGAAGTCTTGAGTTAGCGTCACCGGGATATTTTCCCGGCACACACATGTGGCAAGACCTGACGGGCACGTTGGTTGAACGCATCGTTTCGATGCGCGGCCAGCGGACTATCAGATTCAGCTCACCTGCTCTACAGCAGATTGGCTCCTTGCTTACTCGTTTAGGTTGTTCTGGGCCGGCGAGCTACGTTTGGGAACGTATTCCGTACTCATTCGTGGTGGACTGGTTCGTAGACCTACGCGCCGTCTGTGATGACTTGGACAACTTCCTTACGGGAAGTGACAAGTATATCAAGGCGGCACTCGTGACTGAAAAGATTCACGCCAGCTACGGTTGTAAACATATAACCGGAGCAGGCGTTGGTCCCTACAGCCACGAGCTTGCAGGAGTGTGTGGATCAGTGTATCGTAGTTATACCAGAAATGCCATAGATTACGACGCTAACAAAGTGTCGTGGTCTGGTCGATTCGGAAAAAAGCAGCTCAGCCTTTCGGCTGCGTTGCTCCTCCAAAAAGTGGCGAATCGTTAGTTTAAGAGTCAGCACATAACCCCTGAATATTCAGGGACCATAGTATGAATGATAACCTAACAATGAATGGCGTCACCTTCGCTTTGTCCTTTAAGGACCAAGCCGGAAGTGAACGGCGTGACGCGTCGAGGGGTGTGAACCTCCCGTGCGTCATGTCGGTCAAGAATCAGCCTTATACGGACTCCAAGACGAAAGTCAAGGGGCAACGTACTGTGCTGCGTTTTGATCGCTATAAAGTTGCTTCAACTGGAACGATAGTTCCAGTCTCAGCATATCTGGTGACTACGATCCCAGAAGATGGCCTCATCGTGGACGAAGACGTCAATGACGTCCTCGCTCATATCAGAGGCTGTTTGAATGCGCCAACGGACGTCACTAACCCAGGGTTAAACCTGGCGACGTCCTTGTTCATCAATAAAGAGTTGTAAACCCTAAAAGTCTACCTCTCTTGTCTTCGGGACGTGTCCTCGCTTTAAGCGAGGATCACCACGTAGCTGAAGCAGGTAGGATATATATCCCATGCATACGATACTAAAAGCGTATACTCGCCTGCTAGTCGACGTATCAATGTCTCAGAAGGTGCATCTTGCGCCCCCTGTGGATCTTGGTATGCTTTGGATCGTCATAGACGGTCCAAGTCTAGATAAGCAACTGTTGCGTTACCTTGAGCTCGGGGCAGATGCCCCGACTTTTCCTGAGTGGCTTATGCCACTTTCGGAGAAGTTTCTCTCGTCTTTCGACGAGACCACGCTTAAGGCTTTGCGACAAGTACTTGTTTTCGGCTACAAAGCCGAGTTTGAACCAAATGCATCCCAACTACAAGAGGCGCAAGCCTCTTTCATTGAGAACGATGAGAGCATTGTTACGTTCAATGGTTATTTTAATAACCATCGGACGGACCCTTTGTTCTCTTCTGCGCGGTCGTTGATCGGTAGAGTAATTTATCGATCTAACTTCTTGGAGATCTCTCCGTCTCATGGCCCAGGTGCGGTTTTTCCGTCCTGTCTGCCCTCTGAGAAGAGTAATTTCCATACCATATACGATAGCATCGAGCCTTACTATCCGTTCTTTGAGTACTTTGGTGCGACAACTAGTCGCATCCTGAGTGCTCTTGAATTGGATGATAAGGTTTCGACATGCGGCAATATTGTCGCAAAACTTACTGCCGTCCCGAAAGATTCCCGAGGGCCACGCTTAATTAGCGTTCACCCGAAGGAGTCGATCTGGATTCAGCAAGGGCTTCGTTATAAACTTGAGGCGGCTATATCGCAAAGTACTCTGACCCAAGGGAGAATTAACTTCCAGGATCAGAGTGTCAATGCGGGACTAGCCTTGCGCTCTTCAGCTGATCGTAGCTATGCTACGATCGACTTAAAGGACGCCAGCGATAGGATTTCATTGGAACTAGTTCGTCACCTTTTTGGTGATTCAGCTAGGTTCTTTGAGTCCTGCCGTGCTACATATA